GGAAATGGGAAGAGGCGGGAGACGACTATAGCCTCGCCGTCTCCAAGGTCGCCGGAGCAGCCATCGAGTCGTCAGTCCGAAGAATGCGTACAACATTCGGACAAGTGTTCTACATCAAGGGGACCGCAGAATCCAGGCCACCATTCAATGGAGAAGCCGTCGGAGACACCTGCAGGATCCAGGATGCCATTACTCTTGACATCGTCGCAGAGTGGCGCTGGACAGGGGTCGCCTGGGAGAGAATGCAGGTCGGCAACCAGCAGATCAGCAACCTTGACGTAGGAAAGCTCACTGCCGGCTCTGCAAGCATCAACGAGCTCGCTGCCCGCAAGATCGCATCAGACGTAGGACGCTTCCTCGAACTCACTACCGAGCAGCTCACGGTAACTGGAAACGCAAGCTTCGTTGACCTCACCGCCCGCCATATCTGGACCAGAATTGTAACAGCCCAGCAGGGCGAGTTCGAGCAGATCAAGGCAGGCATGATCGCCGCCAACGCCATCTCCGCAGACAATATCCAGGCCGGCGCCCTCAATGGCCAGGTCATTACGGGTGCAACCATCCAGACGTCCGCAGCGCCCAATCGCGGTCTTAAGATCCACGACGACGGTATGCAGGTCTATGCCAGCGACGGGTGGAAGGCGCTCGATATCAACGCATGGAGCGGAGACATTGAGATTAACGGGCGCATCGGCCGCCGCGACACATGGTCGGAGGTTTATTTCAATGACATCGTTGCTCGCGACACCAAGACGGACGTATCCAATGGCTTAAAGCATGGCGTCGGCCTATCGTTCAACTCGCTGGAAGATGACTGGTGGCCGGCAACAATTTCTCTCAACAAGAACTCCACGGGGACGCCGACCCTCCGGCTGCAGGGCGCGATATCTAAGGCCCAGTCCTACTACTCGCCGTACCTGTCTATCAGTCAGGATGCGATCGCGATGTATATGCCACAGGGCAACTCTTCGTTCACATTCACTTCCGGCGGTATGAGCATGGGGACTGGCAGGATGTACATGTGGCTGAATGATCAGGGTTTCTCGTTAGGCAAGAAGACGGACAATAAGGTGCGCCTTCATGTCAGTGTCGACTCATATTATGTTCGACCTCTCAACTGGGATTCCGGTGGCCTGTGGGGCAATAATACTGGTGTTGGTATGGATTACTCCAACAGTAAGCAGGTCTGGGTCGGACCGAATGGTACCAACATGGTTGGTGGCAAGACATTTGCTATGCTCGTCCCGGTAGAGTCAGCTAAGCGTGGCGGAAAGTATCTGACTCACCGTTGTACCGAGTCACCGTATGATGGTCTTGAGTACTGGGAGAACTTCACGCTTGATGACAGTGGGCGTGCGACATGGAATCTTCCGGAGTATGTTCCGTGGATCGCGTCGGAGCGCTCGCCGTGGATCGCGTTAGCATCGAATGGGGCCACAGCTCATCTGGTTCGCGGCGGCTACGGTCCTGGAGGTTCCGCCTGGAGTGTTGAGATCTCCGGCCAGCCTGGCACAACCGTGTCCGTCCTTGTTAAGGGCGCGCGCCGCCTAGACTCGGAAGTTGGCGCTGACGGGGAACCCATCTTGGAAGACCGAGCTGACGATGACCTGTGGATCGAGAGGCCAAATATGTCACACGGGTTCTTCGGAGCAACCCCTCCCCCTAGGCGCCCTGATCCGATTGTTGACGATACACTAGAGGGGACAAGCATCGGCCAGAAGGAAGATAATAGCCATGATTGACAGTGAGAAGCCTCAGGTAGACGCCGTCGACGTCATCAATGCCCTGACCGTCGAGATCGCGACTTTGACCAGGCGCGCCGTCGTGGCGGAACAGCGCGTCGTCGCCCTCGAGGCTGAGAAGGAGAACAAGTGAGCGTAGGAACCGTAACAGCCGCGCAGGCCCGCTATCTGGCAGACGTGGCCAACATCGGCTACAGCCAGCCTGAGCGCCGATCGTGGTTCGCGAACGCGGACGAGCTCGGCTACGTGACCACCGCCCAGAACGCGGACTGCTCGTCCCTGGCTGCAGGCTGCGTGGCCTACGGCCTCCATGTCGCCTACGGAGTGCCGTGGGGTCATACGGCCCTGCCTGAGATTGACGACCTGTGGACCGGAAACCTCCGCGGAGGCCTGGAGGCCCGCGGATTCGATGAGGTCGCCTGGAATGACGCTGATCTACGCCCCGCCGGCGGCTTCCAGGACGGGG